TCATTTTCCCATCGGCAGGTCCGTCGCCTTGGCATTCGCCAGGATCTCGGCCGGTACCTGCACATCCTCGAGCGTATTGAAATCGCGTCCCTGCAGGTGGAAGTCGACCGTACTCTCGCGAATGTCCTTTAGCAGCTGCTCGCGCTCCGAGCGCGGCATGTCACGGCGCTTCACGATGATGGATGCGGCCTTGCGGATGGGCTCCGTGAGATTGGCGTGGACATCCGTCAGCAGCTTCTTTTCCGTGTCGATCGTGACTGTGTAGCTGAAATCCGGCAGGCTGCGGCAGATCTCCGCCAGCGTCTTCTGCATCACTTCATCCTTGGCCGTCGGCACGATCTGATCAGCAAGCAGCTTCCCGAACGCCTTGCCGTCGACCATCACGAGATACGTCTGGTTGGCGCCTTCCTGTACGCCGAACGATACATCCTTGGCGATGTCCATGAAGCCGTCGGAGAAGGCAGCGGACCAGAAGTCATTGACCTTTTTGTCGGCCGGTTTGCGCGGCGTGACGGATTTCTGCCATTCGCCGTGGCCGAGCTTGCAGTAGAATGCTGTAGCCTTCTCCGTCTCGCGGATGTAGTAGGCCAGCTCGCGCTCAAAGGCCGGCGCGCCCGGCAGTGTGACCGTGATGCGCATCGTGCCCTTCGCCCGCGCGTACGGCTCCGAGACAAATGTGATATCGCTCGTCAGTCCTGTGCTGCCCCTCGGCGTCGAAGCCGCGAGATTGAAGTCATACGTGCCGTTCTTGACCTCTGCCAGCCGGTCGAAGTCCTGGTCGAGCGAGCTCCTCGCATCGATCGTGACGACTTCTTGTGCTGCAACGGCCCCTTTCGCCTCATCCTTGCCTGCCTCTTTGTCGGCAGCAGCCTCTGCTTTTTCCGCTGCAGCTTTTCCGTCTGCAGCATTAGCCGCCTGCGGTGCAGCCGCTTCAGTCGTCACGGCTGCCGCCGCAGCAGGATGCTCTGCGGCTTGTACCGCCTCTGCGCTTGTCATCCCATACGGTGCCAGGGTCATGGTCAGCCCCAGCAGGATGGCGGTCATCTTCTTGCTGCTTGTGGCACGCATCGTGCCGTTCATGAAATGGAACTTCATCGAATTCCCTCCTCTATTCCCGCATGTCGCAGGCGCCTGCGAACTGCTGCGTTTCGTTTTCGATACTCTACACTATTCTCTGAGGTACGAGAAAAATCCTTCTCGAAAGAAGGATTTCCCGATTTCTCTTTGATTTTATTGCTCGTATCCCTTGAGATGGTTGAGGAAGTTCTGCATCATCGTCCGTCCCGACGGAGTCAGGATGGACTCTGGATGGAACTGGATGCCCTCGATGTCTTTCTCCTTATGCCGCACGCCCATGATCGTGCCGTCGGCGAGCTCACTCGTGACCTCGAGGCAGTCGGGCAGCGTCGCCCGGTCGATGATCAGGGAGTGGTAGCGGCCGACCTCGACGTCCTGCGGCAGTCCCTCATAGAGACCGCGGCCGTTGTGGCGGATTCGCGAGACTTTGCCGTGGACGATCTCGCCCGCGCGCACGACCTTGCCGCCGAATACCTCGCCGATGGCCTGATGGCCGAGGCAGATGCCGAGGATTGGCACTTTGCCGCCGAGCTCGCGGATGACATCTTCGCTGATGCCCGCATCCCTCGGGACGCCAGGCCCCGGCGAGATGACGATGCCCGCGTACTGTTTCGCCTCGATCTCGGCCACTGTCGTCTGGTCATGGCGGATGACCTCGACGTCCGCGCCAAGCTCCGCCAACAGCTGGTAGACGTTGTAGGTAAAGGAGTCGTAATTATCTAAAAGCAACAGCATAATAAACACCTCAATCCATTGTATTGCAAGGGATATAGGTGATTCCTAGTTGCTTAAAAGTGCTTACTTCATCAATCTCTCAATGCACTCGTCAAGATCATCCTTGCGAACACGTACATGCTTCCCTATCTTGAATGACGGGATGACATTGTTACGAATGTACTCGTACACGGTTGATTCAGGAATCTGCAATATCCTTGCAACATCTTTGACCGTATATATCATAATCTAGCACACTTCCTTTACATCAACAATATCCATGTATTGCTTATTTTTCTTCATCATGAACTCATATGTCTTTCCCTGCTCAACAAAGAGCTTGTCCCTACCATACCGTGTTTTTCCATGTCCCCACAAGAATGGAGCAATAGAACCCTTGTATGTGCCGTAATCCTCTGTCGTGAACGTAACCAATGCCATCTTGTTGCCATTCTTTGTCGTGATCTCATGGACAGATGATGCCACACCACAGAGAACATCTGGAACCTTAGAGAATGAAAACCCTAGTGTTGCAATCTCCCCTGCGGCTTTATCCAATGGCTTTTCTTGACACTCAACAAAGTTTACACCATTTCTTTTCTCTGCCCATTGGTTCTCCATTCGTAATGCCCGTGCTCTTTCCTTGTCGTTCGTGGCTTTCTCATACTCATCTCGATAGAAGCCAATACGTTCCTTGCATTGTTGTAACCGTTTCACATACTTCTGTGTATTCGACAGGTTGCTCATCATCCATCCACGAGACTTATTAAGGAAGTCTAATGCTCCTGCCTGAATGAGTCCCTTGACTACACCACTGTTATTGTGCTCAACAATGCTATTCCAATCAGTCAAAGAAGAATAGTCGCAGTTCGTTTCCTCTTGGACAGACAAGGCTAATTCCTTACCAACACCCTTGATATACGTAAGACCGACACGAATACAATTACCTTCTATCTGCCATTCCTTGTTCCCCACAGAGAAATCAGGAGGGAGAATCTTGATACCCATTTCCTTACAATTCGCAAGATACGAGATAACCTTGTCCTGATTGTCATTCTTGGTGTTTAACAATGCACACATGAACTGAACAGGGTAATGTGCCTTGAGATACGCTGTCTTATACGAGAGCCGCCCATAGGCAATAGAGTGAGAGTTACACACGACAACACCATTGCCTGTTACGAAGTTATGGTATGGATTGTCCATTTCAACGTCGTAGCACATCTCGTCGCACTCATAGGAGATAGCAGCGATGCGCTCAATGTGTGTACCCAATACGTCAGACACGTATACACTGTCTCCTATAGACAGTTCCACCAACAACTTGATGCCACTAGGTGTTGGAATCTTATGGTTCAACGTACATCTTACCTGTTTGCCCGATTCAGTCACAAGGATGAATACAGGCATAGTACCAGATTCCCTAACGTCAACAATATAGTTCTCTACTATCTTGCCATCGTTATCCATTGAGCAAGCCTTAACGCCATGAACACCATACGGGTCAAGTTGACTCTTGTTGTACCTGTCATCATGGAAGAATCTGTACAGCTCACGGATAGACCGTTTTGTCCTTGCCCCTGTATGCGTGACAACATACTCACGGCCACTCAAGCACTTATTGAAGAGGTATCGTCCCGCTGCCTTAATCTGCATACCTACCTTCTCAGCAATCTCTTTGGAATAGCCATGTTCCATACAACGAGAAATGAACTCTTTGACCGCAGCATCTATCTTGGTCATCTCTTTACGTCCAATGACCTTACGCAGCATATCAGCTTCGCCAAGGGAATAGCCTGCCATCTTCATGGCGAGTTTCATGCACTGTTCCTGATAGACAATGACGCCAAAGGTGTTCTTTGTGATTTCCTTGTATGCATCACAGAGGTAGTCAATGGACGCACCATTCTTACCGTCGATGTACTGCTGCATCATTCCCGAATCTAGGGGGCCAGGTCTATAAAGAGCCACGAGTGCTGCAACGTCATCAAAGCATGATACGTGTAACTCCTTGGCTACCTTACGCATTCCCGGAGATTCCATCTGGAACACGCCATCGAGGTTGCCGTTAGAGTACATATCGTATGCTTCCTTATCGTCCATAGGGATATCATCGAGATTCATGTCCTTGCCAATGTACCCCATGCACTTATCAATGAGGTCAAGCGTATTCAGTCCCAACAAGTCCAGCTTAAGATTGCCACGCTGCTCCAATTCATGGAACGAGTAACAGGCAGTACGGAGATAGACACGCTTGCCTGTTGATGTGTCATTGGAATAGCATCCCTCTACAGGTGTATAATTCACAAGGTCATCTGGGGTAACAAGAACAGCCGATGCGTGCACACCGATTTTGTCAATGCGCCCACAAAAATGCTTTGCCACATCAATGAGTTCTGACTTTTGCTTCTCATCGAGTGAAATGGGCGCGTCCTGTAAATCGTCAATGGAGTCAACAACGCACTTCGATGCTTCTGTCTTGTACTTCGGTGCATACTCCCATTGTTTTTCCCATTCTGGGTCTACTGGATATATCCATGCATCAGCCCTGTCGCTCCATTTCTTAGTCCTTGGGGCTTTACTGTATGACTTATTCGCTAATGACTGCCATGCTTTCAATACAGCTTCCTTGCCTGCACTTGGCTTGTCAGGGTCTTTCGTGTATCCCAATGTCTGTACCTTGCAGACATTACCGTACATCTCTCTTACGTGTTCAATGACACGCCCACGATTCAATGTGGAAATATCACTGTCAACATCTGCCGGACTCTTTCTTTCTCTATTGCAGAAGCGAAAGAACTCCGTGTGATACTTAATAGGGTCAATCTTATGGATACCCATGAGATACCCAACGAGACATCCGGCTGAGCTATTGTGGACAACCGTGTTGTTCGCAACATAGCTATGGTCTACATCCGTTGTAAAGTCATAAACATATCCCTTAAAGTTGTCAATATGCTTTACGTCCTTCACCTCGGTATGATACATATTATCTCCATACCATCTCGATGTCGAATGTAGAACAAGTTTATAGGACGTATGCCAGTTTTTATGTGTCACATTCCTAATTCTAATTGCTGAACTTCCACCAAGGTATGACCACAGAGTCTTAATTTGGCAGACGAGGTTATACGATATAGAATCGTATGCTGTTCTGCCACCCGCCACGGAACCATCGGTTCTCATTAATCCTTCAAGCAGATGTACCGCCCACAATGGATTATCAGTCATCAGAATATCTGGGATGTGCTTGTTAATTGCATGGACACCACATAACTTGGCAAAAAGCATACCAACAATGCTTCTATAACAATGTATCTGAACACAAGTGTTTCTTTTATTTGGTTTGACCGAAGTATCTGCATTGAATATACTTTTGAGCAGTCTGCGACAATCGCTTACGTACTTCATGTGAGTTGTCGGAAATGCAATGCCGAAGCTATCCCCTCGTTTGGTTCCGTCCTTATCAACCTGCTTTGTTGCCCATCCGTTACCGATGAAATAACCAATGAGTCTGCAAAGATCTGGGGTAATATCAATATATCTAGGAATCTTCCCTTTATCCCATTGAGCATCATTACTGAATACATTAACGTACCCATCTTTTTCAATGACTTCTGGTAACAACCCCTTTAGGTCAATCCTCGTTTGATTAGGTTTAGTCAAATGGACTTGTGGAAAACATACAAGGTCATCTTTTTCCACTTCACTCATTGGAATCCATTCATATGAACCGTATTTTCGACAAGGATAAAGGCATGTTGGTCTGCAATATTTATATCCAGTTGTTTTCTTTTTATCACAACGTGACCCTCTGAATACAAGAATCTTATGGTCACAAGTGAACGTCATTGGATTTCTATTCTCGACCGTTACTTGAGTCATTGGTTCATTGACTTTATACTTGAATGTCTTGGTTACTTCACGAATCTGACCAGTATGAGATATAACCTTATCGCCAACAACAATATCCTCTATGTTTTTCACCGTGCCATTCCACATAAGAACCTTAGTCCCAGAAATTGAACATCCACGGCCTTCACCGAGCGGAATATGCTGTTCCTTGCACCAACTAAGGACTGACCAGATAATCAGTAGGTATTCAAGGTAATTCGTTGCTTCGAGGTCTTTCATCTCCATTTCAAATCTCTCAGCGTATTCCTTGTACTTCCCTTTTGGCACAAGCTCTTTCCAATGGCTCCTACAGATTTCCCTGACCTTTTCCTTTGGGTTAGAACAGGGATACTTTGGATAGTGACTGCCAGTGTCAGGGATGACTACGTTACATCTCTCTGCAATACGAGCTGTATTCTCGATGCACTCATCAATGACATCCTTTGGAATCCATTGTGTCTTCCGTATCTCATCCTCGAGCCAAATATAGTTCTCGTCATTGTGATACTCATGGTTGTTAATACGAATCCAAAGAGAGTGATAGACCTTATCCTCTGGAACTGAATAGTGAGCATCGGTTGTCACAACAAGGGGAACATTGTACTTCCGTGCCAGTCCAATGACCTTATCGTTGTACTTCCATTGCTCCTCTATGTTGAGCGGCTGTATCTCAGCATAGAAACGGTCGCCGAACAGTTCCTTGTATCTCTTGAACCACTCCTCGCCATCCTCTGTGTTGATGATACTAGCCATGCAAGCAGACAGACAGATGAGTCCGTTACTGTGTTCCTGTAAGGTTTCCCAATCAATCCTTGGCTTATATAACCAAGAGTCCTTATCGTATGCAAACGTATCGAGCTTCTTAAGATTCATATACCCTTCATCGTTCATTGCGAGGAGGACAAGATGGTGCGTCAAGGCTCTGTCTCTGATAGTAACGTCAGGGCAAAAGTAGAACTCACAGCCAATGATAGGCTTAATGTCATTGCTTGTACACTCCTCATAGAAGCGAATGATGTTACGCATTGTCCCGTGGTCGGTCAATGAGATGGCAGACATATTCAACGCTTTAGCCCGGGATACCATCTCCTGTACGGTTTGATACCCATCGAGCAAGCTGCCATCACTATGGTTATGTAATGATACGTACATTGTTACTCCCCTTCTTGTATACCAAACTTCTTGTTCAGGCAATCATTGAGTGCCTTGTAAATGTCCTTCTTGGGAATGTGGCGCTTCTCTTGCAAGAGATATGCAGAGCTGATTACGTTGGCTGCTTCACGCTGTCCAATGGAGTCAACGAATATGTACGAGAGCGCCAAAGAGAGAAAATCAACGTCAACGTTCTTTGTACTGTTTTCTTTCTTGATATTCTCCAACAGGCCACGGAAGGCACGCCCGAGATTATCTGACATATTCACAAGGTTATCTACGTTATACTCCTCGATGTGAACATACCAGTCATCGCCATCCTTGTCAATCGTCAGGAAATGCTTTTTGTCATCCATGTCAATTACCTCTCTATCTGAATATGATACTCCTCGCCATTGTATTCAATACATATCGGGTCGTACAGGTTATACGGAGATGTAAATCCAACCTCCTTGCCGTCCTTGTACAGGTAAACTTGGTCTGAATCGTCACCTTCTAATGATATGAACGGCTTTACCTTAACAACTACACCATTGTCAAACTGGCCTTCCACAGAGCGATACCCGCCATTCATGAATCCTAATGGGTCATCCCAGCCTTTCAAGATATCCCTACCTACCTTTATGGTCAACTCATGAATGACCTTTCTTGGTTTATCTCTATTCTTCTGTTCGTACTTCTCAGGTGTCTCATTAATACCCCCACAGGAGATATGATAGAAATACGACAGCAGCGTATAGGAGCAATCCGTGTCATTATGGTATCCATTACACCACTTGTCATAGCAAGGACACTCCGTACAGACACGGCATCTCGACGGCATCTCAATCATATCTTTTAACGTTTCCATCTTACTTACCCTCCCTGAATGTCTCTATTATATCCCGTACTTCATCATACTTCTCGTTGATAAACAGCTCCCTTCCGCTCGTGAAATGGATTGTTGTTCCAACTGTTCCACTGATTGCCAGTTTGTCTTCCTTAACGTACTCGACATGGTTCAGGTCGATGGCGATTTTCTCATCACACGCGTTTTTGGATTCAACTATGGTCTTACTTACTTTTCTCATTTTGCTTACCCCTTTCTTTGTTTGTGTCTATACGAACCGTGTTGTCAACACTTTTTTTAGCGTCTTCCCCATTTCCTTCCCCAGTTCTTTCCATACAAGTCATATCCATTTCCAACGCAGTACATATACAACGGTTGTTTCAGGTCATGCTCTTTTGCCCACGCTATTTTGCGGTCGATGACTCGCTGGATTGCCATTGCTTTTCTCCTGTATTTTGTATTGTCCCTCCATTGAATGAGTTCAATGACTGCCTGTGCAAACTCATTAGGTATTTTCTTCACTTGGAATCAACCTCTCTCCCTTGAATTTACAGAGGATTGCACCTTCTGAAAGACGAGCGTGCTTCTCTTTGGTGAAAAAATAGACATTGTATACTGGCTTTTCAATCAAGCCGGGAAAGATACTCTCCCAAACAATGCTGTCAATCCTAGCCACAAACAACCCCTCGTCTATTCTTGTGTATACATAGTCGCCAACCTCGTACTTATTCTTTGGCAGCCAACGGAAGAAATACAAACAAACAACGTTACCGATGATTAACAGCAAAGCGACAAATATTAATGCATTCATTTTCCTAACCCCGCTTTCTCTTTCCATGCCTTCAAGAATACGCTGCCACAATCAAAGAGACTCCTGTCATGTATATGCTCTTGGCAAAAGGCTCTCTCTGGGCAAACATCACACTCTTCAACACACTCCTCCATGTACTTCACTACGTCAACACTCGCCAACTCGAGTGCCATCTTGTACTTCTCAATCTGACTTTTCAGCTCGTCCTTTGCTTCTTCATCCTGTACACACGTTGGCTCATCATCATAAATCTCATTGCCGTTAATATCGTAGTACACTGTTCTACTCATTGTTTCTCCCCCTGTTTCAAGCACCATTTTTCCCATTGTTTGCGGTTGCAGTTTTGAATGAGAAATTTGTCGCCACGCTCCTTGATGGTTTCCCACGTATCATCTGGATGAACAGGGACTTCGTGCTCTCTCACAGAATAACACGAAGACAAACCTCTTGGGATAGCCTTGAACTCATCGATATATGCCCTAGACGCGTCCTTGTCGGTGAAGAACTTCAACTTGATACCAGCACAATCCTCGTACGTAACAACCATATATACGTTATTGATATCCATTATTTATCCTCCTGAACTTCCTTGAAGATGTAGAACGCATTATGCAGTCCATAGTCCCACCATACGTAACCATCCCCATGTATGACACGGATATACGGTGGACTATAGTTGTTCTTTTTCCACCAATCCCTTACAGAGTCCTGTGCAGCTTCTAGTGTATCAAATACACCGTGAGTATTATCTTGGCTACCACTTACCCAATGGACTTCATACTTCATAGTGTGACGCCTATGACGCGGTATCGGCTCCGAGTTCTTCTTCCAATAATGAAAGTCTATGTTTTCTTTCCTACGATAGCTAATCAATGTTTACCTTCTTTAATTCTCTGGATTTCCCTGTCAAGATACCATCTAGCTTTCTCTAAATCTTCCAGCAGCTTCCCAGGGTTCTTTTTTCCAGCTCGTGCGATGTACTTAATGCAATTTCCAAGGTTAAACCCAAGGTGTTTGTCCTCGATGAAATCAATGACCTCAATCTTGCCCTGATAATACTTTGGATGATTCACTGCATTGTCATTCATCACTCATTACTCCTTTCAATCTTATACTCCAAATACATGAACAGTGCTGACAGCACCGTGACACATTCGAAGATGAACATGAATACAATTGATTCGTCTGACATTGAAACACCCCTTTACTTTACATTGTTGACTGCATTGGCAATATTCGTAATCAACTCAACGATATGATTTTCCACACCCGAGATATTGTCAGGCGTAATTACCGATGCTGCAATCATGGCATACATGGTCTTTTTGTCTGGAACCAAGATTATCACAATCATGCACACAACGATGATTACCAAGCAGACCTTCATTCCCTTGGTTGTTAGCCCCTTCTGCTTCCTTGTGTCATCTGGGTCATCTATTGCGTAGTTGAGGAAAAACATCAACAAGGCACATAGAGAGATAATCAAGGCAAAGATCGATATGCCATACACCGTGTCTGCTACGTGGATTGCGTAGAGCCACACAGGCGGAATTATTGGATTCATCAAATCACCCCTTATATATGATTGACTTTGACAAGAATATTCTCTAGCTTATCAATAGCCTGTTCGTAGGCACACGCCTTGTCTTTGTACGCTAGGCACTTGTGGCACTCACGGTATCGAGCGCAGCAGTTGAATTTCATCCCCGACAAATGACCGTCTAATTCTACTAACCTATGATGTATGTCCCTGAGTTTATCCAACAGATCATCCATTTCTTTTCTCCTTCACGAACCGTGATATAATATCGGTGTATCTATTCTTCCCTCTACGCCAGATACAATATTTTCTTTGTACGAACATTCAGATATTTTAATCTTATGCTCACCGTATTGGAATACACCGACCTCTGGGGGTGAGTCACTGTTCTTAAATGACTTCACATTCTCAACGCCATTAATAACAAATTTGTAATAACGCATCTCAAGGTCACCTCCTTATGACAATATCTACTATACACCGTATAACTATAATTGTCAATGGAAATTTTATATAGACAATAAAAAAAGCAGGGAGCCACCAGTATTTCTACCGATGAACTCCCTGCTATTAAAAGAGAAGGACACCTAGAGCACCAACTCCTGCACCTGTAAGGAATGCACCGAGTTCATGCTTGTGCCTCTTTTTCTTCTCATCGGACTTGACCTTGGCAACCTCATCGTTCTTTGCCTTGGTCAGTTCCTTTGTATTCTGGTCAACTGCCGTTTGCACCTCCTTTTGTACAATCGGTGTAACATCAAGAGTTACCTTAGATGTCTGGTCAACCTGTAACTTTCCCTTGTCAAACTTTTGCGTCTCATTGTCTAACGTATCAAATTTCGTCTGTTCCCCATTATAGTCCACAACGACCTGTGGCTTTTCTTTCGTGATCTGTACATCGGCATCCTTTGGTGTTTCTTTCTCGACATACTGTATCTGTGTCTTTGCTTCTGTCTCTACAGGAACCTTCACTTCTTGTACTTCGACTTTTGTCACAGGAACCTCTACGACATTCTTATTGAAGTGTACGCAAGTATTCCATCCACACATAAAGGAGATAACGATGCAAAAAATGGACGCCACAATCAGCTTCCAATGGGCTACAAAGAAGTCCTTAATACGTTCAATCATAGATAACATCCGCATCAAACTCTTTTCCATCAATGTCAGCTCTGCTTGTGTACTGCCACATGAAACCCTTGATACCGTCCGTACCATCATCGTCAGCAGTAGGGTTGTATCCGTTCTTCCACGACGCATTCCATACGGCACAACCAAGCGACCGCCAATCAATGCAATCGTTCAGCCATGCTTCGGAAGCGTATACACCACAGTCAAGTGGATGCATGTAATTGAGGAAGGTACGACAAATCTCTGTCACGTTATTGCTGGAAAAGTCAAACCCATGTCTTGCCTTGTAACCATCCGCATCTTCCATGTCATAGAACACAGGCAGCTCAAGGAGCACTCCAGACTCAGAGATTGCTTCCTTGCAATTATTGGCTTCAATCGCTGCATCATACGGTGTAAGGCCATAGCCATAATGGTAAGCACCAACCTGTAGACCAACGGCATGAGCACCGTTTACGTTCTCAAGGAACATATCGTCGCGCCCTGTCTTGCCATAAGAACACCGTACAATAGCAAAGTCATAACCTGCATCCTTCACTGCCTGCCAATCGACAATACCATTGTTCTCCGAAACATCAATACCATATCTCATTTACTATCTCCTCCTTTGTACGGCAACATACTTTCTACAGAATTGTACTTGCTATCCGTGACATACTTTGCCTGTGCTGCTCTAGCAATGCCATATACCGTAGCACCTGCCGTAGCAATCGTTGCAATGCCACTGATACCAACGTTCAACTCGAAGTGATAGCCAAAGAGTCCATTGAGCCAAAAGCACAATAAAATAGACAGACTCCATAACGACAACAGTGTCAACACCCATGCTCCTGCAAGGTATATCAGTGTCATGTGATTGGATTCTGCCCATCGTCCAAATTGCAAAACCTTGTCTTTCAATGGAACACCCCCCACAACGCAATGAGAACTGCAATACCCCACACAAAGAGATTCTTCGTTGTGAATATCTGGGTATCTGCTTGTTCCAGATTGCGGATGCGATCTTCGTGCTGCTCTAGTGTCTCCACGATCTCACTTGTTGCGCGTGACCGTTCACTGAGCATTACTTCGACTTTCGCTAGGCGTTCAGAAATGTCACTGAGCTTCTCTAGCATCTTCACAACATCATTTGGTTCCATTATTTACTTTTCGTATTTGATTCTTTGGTTTTCTTATCCGTATCCGACGTATCTTTTGTCTTATCCGGCACATATCCAATAACGCACTCTGGATTCCGGCACGTACCATCCGCACGGAGCTTATGAGCACAATACGGACATCTAGGCGGCAGTGTAAACTTTTTTCTAGCCATTCAAATCACTCCTGTCCATAATAATCTTGTAAATCGGCATAGTCTTGACGTACACTTGCAACGGCTTTATCGTCGTTTCTCAGCATAGCTACATTGAGGTTATTGATGCATTCCTTCTGCATGGACTCATATTCCTCTTTCTCGATTTGCTCGTCGGTCTTAATTGGCTTCGGCGTATACACTCTGTACTGCCATGCGCCATTCTTCCACACCAACTCATAGCCCTTCTTTGAGAGCGGTGGAACAACTGGTGTCGTGCGTGTCGGATAAATCCAGTCGCCATTGTCTGCACGGTCTGTTGCATCGAGTACCACTGCTTTCACTAATACACCCTCTGCATCGTACTGATAGACTACTTTGTTTTCCTTGATGTTGAACATAAAATCATCCTCTCGCTATAAATGTTGCATTGTTTATTTTTGTTGAATTATTACCTCCACGGGAATAAATTTCTCCGCTTGGCTGTGTTATCCATATCTGTGTCGATTCATTAAATGGGTCAGCAGGGATATTAATTAATTGTCCGTACTGACCCGGTTGATTATTAATTTTAAAGTCGTCATAGTAGATAATGCAAAGTCCTAGGCTGTTCCATCCTTTATTTGATGTGTCCGATGGAACGTAATTAATCCCGTACCGATGGAACATATTCCACAATAACATACCGAGTTCATTGCCAGTTTTTGAGAATGCATCAGCCGTATTTGCATTGTCTACATTCGTGATATTTATATTGCCTGTATCGTCTGGACGGACATTATTGACACTCTGTACCCCCCCCGTGGAACGTACAAGGAATGTCGCAGAGCCATCTGTAATCTTATCTCCAATTTTCATGTGTTATCTCCTTTCTATCGTTAAGCAGTCCACTGCCAGAAATGCACCACGTACGAGGGCGGTGTGACCGTTGTCGAATTACCATAGACACTAGAGCAACGAGACGCATTGAAGTTGATATTTCTTCTGCGAATACCCCGCTGTGAATTTTCCCATGAAGTTGGGTAAGCAACTTCTCCATTAGTCTCACCTTGTCCTCCATCGCGGGTTATGTAGAATGCACCATATTGCGCTCCGCCCCAGTCGGATGATTTTTCTGTCCACTCACAGCCACCCGCATCTCCTGTGATATTCGGCAATCCTGCTTCAATGGTACTTCCTGCGGCATGACTATCGTCTGCGCCCCACAAGACACGTCCCTTCGATACTTCTTCCCATGTACCAAAACCATATTCACTGAATGGTGCAGTGTCGGTCACTGTTATCTTCACAGAGCCAATCGGATAAAGAATATCGAGTAACGTATTCAGTCGTTTATCACGAACGGCAAAACTGACCGTGCCATCTGTTCTCTTATTGTTTGCCATAGTTATTATTTCACCTCACTAAAGTCTGGTTCAGTTGCTCCCGTTGTACCTGCCGTGACACATTCAAGGTATGCCCAGCTTGGGAGATTCGGGCTATAGGCAATGTCCCCGACTTTGTAATCCTTGTTGCGTTGGAGCCGATTTGTATACGATGTTGTCTCATTGAATTTTGTATTGCTATTCGATTTGGTTTCATAAGTGTTAACGATGTTATTGCCGTTGCTATCATTTGTGGCATTGCCTGCATTTACTTTACTCCATGCGTCCCATGTACCGGCTACACAATATCTCACATAAACCTCAGGTTTGTTCTCTAGAATATATTCTTGCTTTATGCTACTATTTTTAATCTGATAGACACGTAAAACGCCCCATGAGTTGACCGGTGTGTTTGTATATGTACCATGCATACACGTATAGACACCCGTCGTTCGGATGTCATTAAAGTCTGCGTTGTCTAAGTAGGAGACATGCATATATTTCTGGGGGTCTGCAAGCTCGTTGCCATTCGCGTCTGCCGTTGCTCTATCCGCTGTCCCTTTCAGATTCCCTGTGAATGTCGTTGCCGTAACAGTGTTGAATTTAACGTCCTTGCCAAGTTCAGCAAACAGAGACATGTCTATAGCACCGCCAAAGTTATCCCAATCTTCACCGTTCCATACAACGTTATCCCCTGCGTTTACACCATGTGTCTTATCGGCATTTTTTACATTGTATGAATAGCCTACCTGCGGATTCGTCGGCAAATCAGAGTAATTATCGACAGAACCCTGATAGGTAATCATCTTCGCCAAAGAATCCCTTACTGCCTCTACATCGGCCAAACATTTCTCTGCATTGGCTTTTGCCGTATCGACAATAGACTGAATCGCTTGTGCCGCCGCAAGAGCTTCCTGTGCTTTCTGCATGTATTCCTTTGCTGTTGCCATGTAAGACTTGGCGTTAGTTTCACTGGTTGCGGCATTAGACTTACTGGTACTTGCGTTGTCTTCGGATGTCTTGGCACTAGATGCACTGGCAGCAGCGTTGGTTTCCGATGTCTTGGCATTGACCTCACTTGCACTCGCAGCGGCTTCACTGGCTTTCGCATTGGTTTCCGATGTCTTAGCAGCAGTCTCACTGCTTTTCGCTGCATTCTCACTTGCTTTGGCATTGGATTCAGAGCTATATGCACTGATGGCACGGTCTCTTGAATACAACGCCCACGACTTAGAGGACTGTGTTTTGCCCGTAGCCGAGTCCGTGTCATTCGTCGTATCAGGAGACTCATTGGATTCTGCCCATTTCTTTGCTAAGTCAGCACTATTTGACGCCATTGTCTCGCTTGTCTTAGCGTTGACTTCCGAAGCCTTGGCGTTGACCTCCGACGTTTTACTATTTGTCTCAGAGAGTTTACTTGTAGACTCCGAAGCCTTTGCGTTAGATGCACTGGTAGCCGCAGCATCCATATGATCCTTTGCATTTGCTTCATGCTGTGCAGCGTTGGTTTCGCTTGTCGCCGCTGCGGTTTCAGAAGCCTTACTTGCATCCTCAGAGGCTTTAGCATTGGTTTCGCTCGTAGCGGCCTTAGTCGCACTGATAGATACTTCGTTTGCCTTGTTTGTTGCCACTGTTGCATGGTCAGCAATAGACTGCTCCAGCTCCTTATTGGATGAAGTGAGTGCTTCCGCTTTCTCGATATAAGTCTTAATCTCTGCAATGGTATTATTGACTTCTGTACTCTTACTTGTGATGTCATCATAATACGTCTTTGCGTTTGTTGCAGATTCTAATGCTGCCTGCGCCTGTTTCTTCGCTTCTTCTGCTTGAGCTTTGGCTGCCGCTTCACCGAACGAGCTATCGTTTTTCATTTCGTTATACATGTCAGTTACAGACTGCTTAATGGCTTCTAGGTCAGATGTGTCTTTTACATCGTCTACATTCTCTTTAAGCCACCGTAAGTCCTCTGCGATAACATCATAGATACCGCTGTTATCCGATGTAGAAAATGGGCTATTTTTACCAACTACACCATCTTTTGTTATCGTATCATTGGCATCACGCTGTTCTAAATATTGGAATCCCGCATTTAGCATTTATATCACATCCTTTTAATCTGTAACTGTAAAGAGTTTGTTCGTGTCAGCTAATACATAGAAAGCACCAGTTCCATTCGTATCGAGAACTTCTCCAGAATCTATATCGAAGTCGCCGGAATTAACAACGAGATTAAATTCAGCAACACCAGAAGTATAGTTAAGACAAACTTTTATTTTCAGTGTCAATTTTATAGTTATTGTGGTGTCTCTGATAACAGGTATTCTTTGAGAAACAAAGTCACATGACATTCTAGGAATCTTCTTACCATTACCATCCACGTTACTTGTCTCTGAATAACCATATAAATATGTATCACCAGTCATACTGTAGTCTATAAATTTCCCAGAGTATGTTTGATTGCCGTTGCACGTGACTGTTGCCGTATCACTTCCATCATTAGGGAACTTCGCTTCAAATCTATCTACATGATTTCCACCAAACATATTGAATTTCCCGTATAACCTTATCATATTAGCAGACACAGGAGGAGTAATTGTAAAAGTATATGTATTCCAGACATCTACCCAGTTCCAATGCGACGGTTCAGTCCGGACGTACCAAGCCGTTACATTATTTACCCCAGAATTATGATGTGCGCCAGATATGGTACTATATACATGAACTCGAAATCCAGATGTTGTCAATTCATCGGCATAGCAATGAAGGTTTATTGTTGCATTCGTGTAATGTGTTGATGTTGTCAAGACATCTTGCGGCACGACAATTACAGATGGGACTTCTGGCCACGGATTACTAAATTTTACATATTGACCATTTTTTGCAACCCCCATCATCATGTGAGATACGTTGGAAAATTTGTTACCATTTTTATCCTTAGATACCATGCCTTCTTGCCCGAATTGGATAGTAGTACCTTTAGAGTCTGTGCATGTCATACCGTTGGAATCAAGTATTACATTACCGCCTTGAATGCCTTGGTTGTTGCTTAACGCTAATGTACTAGCACTAAGTTTGTCAGCCGTAATACTATTAGCCGCTATCATGCCGCCTACAATGACATTCTTATCAATTTTAGTATCGCCTGTGATGTGTGTTTTATTGCCATCGATGAGGATAGACTCTTTAGAGATGTTTATTTGATTGATGATATCATCCTTGGCAACACGGAGGTCTATATCGTCTTGCAACTGAGCAATAGCACTGTAGCTATTCTTTGCCTTGTCCGCATCGGAGAGATTAGTAACAACCGATGTAATACTATCCGCGTTCTGCTTGATTTGCGAAGATAACTCCTTCGTTTTATCCTGTACTGTTGCCTTAATTTCATCGTCTGTTTTCGTCAGCTCAGCGACTTTCTCATTAAGATTCGGTAATGCTTGCTGTGCGTCTTTTACGGCGTCTTGGATTTCCTTGTCTACCTTCTTGAGTGATATTGCTTCATCCTTGAGCCATTCTGGGTTCAACTCAGGCTTTATCGTGTACGCATACTGTACTGAGCTATAGCCCTCACCCATGAGGTCAACATAGGAAGCCCAGAAATAGTAAATGTCAGGTTCGCTATTAAACGTATACGATGCATTAGCCAAATCAAATGACTGAGAAACGTTATGACCTTCAACGTAGAGACGCATAGACTTGACGCGGGCAGGGAATGGAGCAACCAATACATTAACACCGCGTAATGCTTCGGTGAAATGAATGTAGCTCGGTGCATCTGGCTTTGGATAATTGTACGTTATCTTTGCAGGATAGCTGTACTTCTTTAGCGTGTTCACACTGTACACATAGACTGTACCCTTGCGTTCCATCAAGTTAACGTCAATGGATGTAGACTGTGTTTTGCCAAGAAGTCCTACAGGAGAACCAATGTTAGTATCCGTGCGAATCTCATAGTACATCACATCGGAATCAGGGACATCCGACCACTTGAATGTAAAGGCACTCGTGAAGTCATAGGTGAGATTGTATGGCTGTGAAGGTACAGTCTCTTTAGCTGTTACCTTGATAGTCACTGTAGGTGCAGATGCTTCCGAAGAGACTAATCCGTCTGTTGTACGGCTCTGTACACGGAACTCGTAGATGTCCCCTACCTTTGCGTTGGAAATAACAATCTTTGTAGGGCTATCTCCTGCGTATATCCAGTCTCTCGATAAGCCAACGGAATCAACAACTTCGCCCTCTTTGAATGTCCCAATCTGAGCACCTGTCATGTGATTCGTCTTATAGTAAACCAACCCTGTCTCTACATCGTATCTCTGTGGAAGTTCATAGGAGCAGATAACGTCATACCCTGTTGTACCGTCCTCATAGCGTCTATATTGTGTATATACCTTGAGGTTTACTGGATTCGATGGGATACGCTTTTCAACGGTCTGTGTGGTGTCTGTGTAGTTATACCAATGTACGCCACCGCCCAGTGCATCGCCATAGATGGTATCGTTGTACTGACGGCCAGTGATATCAAACTTGCCATCGTCATCCTGTTTAATCTCAGTGATTCTTACAGGGAGTTCTGTAAATACACCATGATAGCTAACGGTTACAACGTCGCCTGGCTCAAGGTGCATACCGTTGATACCAGTCTTCCACGCGAGAGTCAACGGACAAGCAAGGTTTTGATCGCGGTAAAAACGTGCCAACCGTAATGCCTGATATTGGGAAGTCGTGCCATTCAGGTTGACTTCCTTCGTGATTATCTTCTGACGTTCCTTCTGGTCTGCATAGTCCTCTACGTTACAAGCGACCGTTGTCCAGTTATTACGCGGGTCAATGATTTTCACAACGTATTTATTCGGAGTATCATTGAGGCTCAATGGTGTAACACTCAGGTCAGAGCAGTTATCATCATTGAATTTGTACGAGATGTCCGTTTGGCTTTCAATGTGTAGCTTGAACTTACCATTGGTAAGCGTAAGATAACCTTGGAAGTTTGCAAGGATTTCCTGTAGCCAATCCAGTGCATTGTTCTTTTGATCAATGACCATGTTCAGCTCAAAGCGTTTTGCCTTGATAATAGCACCAGATGCATCAAGGAGGCTAATCTCTTCATCACAGTAATCAGCTGCCTTATTCCATGAATCTTCATCAAGGTCATCCTCGGAAATCCAACGACCTAACCCATAGCGTTTCGACAGCATGAAGTCACGCAGACACATAGCAGGGTTCGTGCTATACTCTGTTTTCTTTGTACGAGTATCATAAACTTTCTTGCCCATGACTACGGCAGACACGCTAGGATTGCCGTTGAGTTCATTAGAGACAATGAAATTCATGTCGAGCCATGCCATTGCAGGATAACCGCCAACGGTATCATAATTGGATGGAGTATCGCCATCATGGAAAGTGTAGTTCGTACCGCCACGGACGGTGCTTGCACAGAAATTGACAAAGCCATGTGATGCGTCAATAGCGACGTAATTCTTCTGCTTCCACCGACTTGAGTTCTTGAATATCTTACTCCACGGCGTCTCTGAATAAACAACACCTTCCACATCCCATAAATCGCCCGGGTAATTGTTCGTAGCAGCACATGGGAACGCCTGCCATCCTTCTGCATACAGCTGATTAATATACGAGATAAGAGACGTTACTGATACCTGATATTCCCAGTATGTATCATGGCTGTTTTCAACCTCTTTCTTTGTACACAGATGGATGTGATGATGGTGGTCTCCTGCCCACAAATCAAAGTCAGAGCCATGTTTACGTACACGAGCATCTGGATACTTATTGTTCATCAATGTGAACACTGTGTTACCAGTCTGAGAACCCGTAGGGATAATCATGTCGTTTGCCATGACAGACACGACACCTTCAATGCCACCTTCACAGAGCACCACATGCTTGTGCAACGTATTAGCGTCGGCATTGGTCTGGTGGAAGGTCTGGTTGCCACTGATTTGTCTCGTGCCATATACAACAGGAATCTGTCCATCAGAACTCATGGTTTCCTGTGCTCGGTCAAAGCGGGAAACATCGGCAGAGCCAGTATCTACATTCTGTTGATGCGTTGCACTCCACACAGAGCCAAATAGGGATGCGCCCATGACGCCAGCAGCGAATGCCTTTGCACCAAACAGCCATGGAGTCGTGAAACCAACAGCGAAACCGATAATGCTTGCAAATATCTTACCGCCGGATTTACCATGATGGTGTCCAAAACGCTGTAGGTCGAATACTGCGGTATGACTCATTGCGTGTTCATACAAGTACCTAAGTCGTTCATCTGACATAGCATTACGAGCCTTGTAGGCGTTCGTTTTTTGTTCCTCTGTCATTAACCCTGTTAAATCAAATGTATCCAATTTCTCACCACCTTAATGATAATTGCTTTCAAACGGAATTGCAGGGAAACCGCTATAGTGCTTCATGTTGCCAAACGCACGACATGCTTCAACGGTCTTATTGCAACCTCTACGGAGTGTTGCAGAGTGTCCTGTGATGTCCTGTACGAAGTTCACATTTAGCGTGATAGTGTCTCCGTTGCTTTCCGTGATGATTCTTGACTCGCCACCAACGGAAATAACACCGTCTTTCCAGTAATTCTTGTCGTGACTCTTTTCCAGTGTCACCGTGTTGGATGCTGTAGACACAACAGACATCGTTTCTTCTGCAAGGCTCATGCCACATTCAGCATCGCCAAATTCACTGTTGCACGCCATACGGAAGTTACGGTTAGGACATTCGATCTCAGGGAGTCTGCTCTTGACTTTGCACGTGAACTCGCCATTGCTATACGATGGTTCATCAATGTATCCGGCAAAGACAGGCTGTGCAATCGTCGGGTCTTTCAATGAGTCAGGATACTGGATACGGAAAATCATGGCATTACAGCCACGGAAGTCAAAGCCCTCAATGACATATCTGAGCAATTCATAGCTGCAATCACCGAGACTCACTTCACAAGAATCCGTGAGGTTATCCATGCTTGTTGTGACCTCTCCACGCTGGAAAGGAACAGCGGTGTATTCCTCATTGTTGTATAAGATATTCTCATCGGTTGCCGCAATACGCATAACGCCGTCACGAAGCTGCAAGACATATAGCTCAATGAAGAACGGATTGCCAGATTCCTTTGCCTTTGCCATTGAAACTGGTAATGTAATCAAAACAATCCCTCCTTACGAAATGCATATTTGAAGAATGGTGTCCACCATGCACGATGATAAATTGTCGATGTGGACTCACCGTATACCGTTGGAACCTGCATTGCTAACAAGTCGCCATAGCCAAGGTAGATACCAGTATGCAAGTCGCCGTCTATCTTGAAGATTACGAAGTCGCCGAAGGACAGCTCATCGTAATACACCTGTGTCATATTGAGTAGGCAATACTTGTACAATCTACGCCAAACAGAAGGTTCGGAAAAATGGTCTTTGTCTACAGGTTTACCATCGTCAATCGGATGCGCCCACCCATGATTACGATAGAATAAACGGCACAATCCAATGCAGTCACATTTTGAAAAAGAGGATTCACCAAAATAATGTGGAATCCCAATGTATTTATTCACGTTTTCCATTAAACAATTTCCACCTCCATTTGACAGCTATAGCCAACAATGTTTTTCCCTTCGCGATAATCTGTAATCTCCATGGAATCCGGTAGAATCACAGAGATGAGCTTATGGTCATACATGACTTTGAGCGGAACACGACAATGAGAATTAAAAAGCTGAATCATGGTATCTCGTTCGTCTTTCAGGCCACTCCATGTTGCACTTAGATTCTCGTGTGGCTTATTGGATTTTGCGCGTCTCTGTGTAGCTCCCATCTCAAGAACCTGGACATTCCAGTCAATGGATCGTGTGAACTCATTGTATGGCGATGGTAAGATATCCTCGGTTGATGCATCGGGATACGACACAGACTGAGCGTCAACTTCTAATCCAATATCACAGGTGTACATTTGGATTTCCCCTGCTGCCACTTTTTGCTTCACGGACAATGTATTGGTGAAATAACATAAGTCCTTGATTCCGTCGTATTCAAAGAAGAATGGATTGAGCTGACCGTGCTGTTTATTGTAAAAGGCAATGAGCTTATCCATGTCCTCACGGATGCCTTGCACGGTAAAGCTATAGGTTTTCTTTGCATGGACACGTTTACGACAATAAAGTTTCGTGCCATTCTCTGATTCATATTCATTGGATGACCATGCGAAACCCAATTTCACTTTTCCATAAGGAATAAATGAAAATGTATCAATAGCCATTGTCTATCTCCTTTCATTGGATATTCCATGAGATACATCGGAACCAAATGGAAGAACTATGGTTTAGTTCTAAGGTTCTTCCATTGTCATTTGATGGATTCATGGTTATCTGAATAGAGGGGTCAATACCTCTGCTTGTTTAAATGATTACTTACGTCAGTAAGTATTTGCGTAAGCAAATCAAACACTGTATAAACTATTCGTCTTATTAAAACAAAACAAGCTATTGATTCATGTTGTCATTCCTATGATATGTTCTTCATAGTTTATTCAACAATCTTTCAATAGCTTATTTGGACTTAATGGTTTTTATAAACAGACCTTTAGAAGATTTACTTCGTAAATCATTTGCTTACGCAAATAACCTATAAACAAGCAAGGACTAAACCTCTCAAAGGTCATTCATTATTCTCATATCAACTCGTGAATCTCAATGGAAGAACCAAGGTTCTAACTCTAAGGCTTCATCCATTGTCATCCACGCAAGCTGTATGGAGATTCAATGTATACTCTATAGTACCCTCTTTATTTACCCCTCTATATATAATGTCTTTTTTGGGGCATATTGTTCGGTCAAATTAAAAAGTTTAATCAAAGTTTTACTTAGCGTTCTAAAAATTGTTCTATTCAACACAATCACATGTTGTTTTGTGCTTTTCTGTGTGGTTTATTAGTGTACTGGTAATGGACGTTTGTTTCACGCATCCTATAAAATACCATAGAATTGACGCTCCCATCCCTAAGGGTAGGGGATTCTTGGTTCGACAACCACTGCATTCTGGCCGTAGTCAAAACGTCTTACACGATTTCCCCAAGCGTGAATTTCCGTGTGCCCCACGGTATATATTGCCCACCTTAATAACTTGCGTAAATTCGGCAACGATTCATTATCTTATCGTCGCTCGCATAGAACGCGATTTTATACCACCAAAATTAGCAAGGTATATAATCTTGACGCTCCCATCCCTAAGGGTAGGGGATTCTTGGTTTATTGAGCATTGCGCCGCATCCTAAGAATTGGTGTCTTATATGCTCTCCCCAAGCTTAAAATTCCGTGCGCCCCACGGTATCGTATGTATGTTTTTACCAATCTACTTGTTTATATTCTAGTGCCTTGCGTAGAATATTCTTTGCGGCGTTAATGTCCCTGTCGTGGTGCGCTCCACATTTAGGACAAGTCCATTTACGAACACCGAGGTTTTTAGCCTTTGTATTCTGATAGCCGCAATGAGAACAAATTTGACTCGACGGATAGAAGGTATCCACTTTGAGTAGTTCGCCACCGTGCAGTTCCGTCTTATATTCGAGCTGACGGAAGAACTCTGACCAGCTTACGTCCGAAATAGACTTTGCTAGTCTACGGTTCTTCAACATCCCTTGGACATCTAAATGTTCCACGGCAATCGTTTGGTTTTCACTAACAAGCCGTGTGGACAACTTATTTAAGAAGTCTTTACGAATGTTTGCAATGCGCTCATATACTTTAGCCACATGAATACGAGCTTTCTCTCGGTTTCTCGACCTCGGCATCTTCCTAGAGAACCTTTTCTGCTCCCTAGCCAACTTTTTAGACAGCTTTTTAAGGACTCTAGGGTTAGCAACAGTATTTCCATTGCTATCAGAGTAGAAATACTTAAGGCCAACATCGATACCAATCTTACCGCCGTTGTTGGACGATACTAGCTTCTCCTTATCCGTTTCTACACAAAGAGAAACAAAGTATTTTCCAGAAGCGGTATGGCTTACCGTAGCATTTAGGATACGACCTTCAAAAGTGCGACTCTGTTTGATTTTCACAAAACCAATCTTTGGAAGCTTTATCTTTTTATCTACGATACGGATACCAGTACCCCTAATGTTGGTTGTGCGATAAGACTGATTATGACTATGCTTAGATTTAAAACGCGGATACCCTGCTCTCTTTTTGAAGAAGTTCTGGTAGGCGCGGTCAAGGTCGCGCAGTGATTGCTGTAACGCATAACTATCTGCTTCTTTAAGCCATGATGTACTCTCGCGATTCTTTAGGTCAGTGAGGAGCCGACTCGTCTTGACATAAGTCAGAGAATTACGATTTACCTTCCACTCGTCACGACGGATAGCAAGAAAATGGTTATACACAAAACGGCAACAGCCAAGAGTACGGTTAATCAGTTGCTGCTGTGTGTTATTTGGATAGATTCTGAATTTGAAACCCATATTGTACTTTTCCATTTTCTCACTTCCTTTTTGTTATTCCTATCGACACTTATGATTATACAACGTATAACTATGATTGTCAATATTTTTATGATGTTCAGTTTAGTTCTCGCGCCTTATATCCTCATAGTTAAAGCTAGGGGTTCTACGGTGCTATTGAATAGCATCTTATTAACGGAAACCGTGTCGTTTTTGATTATGGAGAATCGATTGGAATGCCCTTGGATTCCTCTGGATCGCATTCATGACATCATCACTGGATGCGTGTGTATTCAGTACAACAACATTACCAGAGCCATCGGAATTACCCATGTTCTTGATGGTATCCGTCTGCTCTTGCATGAGCTGTTCCATGCGTGCATTTGGATTCGTTACACGAACTCCCTCGGCTCTCTTTGCCACGCGTGGGGAAATCTGTGGGACATACGGTGTCGGATTCAATGCGCCACCATCGGCAAATCCACCGTAGTTCATAGCATCCAGATTGTCTTTGCCAATACGACTTGTTGCTTCGGCTGTCATGACATACTCGCCATTGGAAAGAAAAACGAACCTGTCTTTGTCCGCTAGATACGCAAGGATACTATCAGACTTACCAGTACCAGCACCACTAATCATACCACCGTTAGCATACGCTGTAGTGAGCAGACCGCCCATTGCATGACCGCCTATAATGCTGGCTGGGTTAGCACCTGACATAATGAGTGCCTCGGTGTTGGCCTGTGTTGCTGCTATCTGTGCCTGTGTCACTGCTGTATTCGTTGTAGTAGCAGTCGTGTTCAGCGCATCCTTTGCTGTAGCAGCCTGTGTCAACGTATTAGAAACATTGGTGAGTGCCGTTGCTTTCTGCGTGACACTACTAAGTTTGCTGGTCGCTTGCACAGACTTATTCACTGATGTTGTAAGTTGAGCACCATTGGACTTCATGGGGAAGAAGTTGCCATTTGTCACGCCATTCGCCATGTCAAGGTAACGATTACCCGTAGCAACCTGATTCCATCTCTTTGGCGTAGTCGTGAATCTCGATGCATTATTTGCAAGAAGTCCAACGCCTGCGTTGATAGCTGCGTTCTTCCCTGCATTACGATTACTGATAGCATCGTCAATCATCGTTCTTGCATTGAACAGCCAACGGTTGACTGTTGTTCTCATAATCTGTTGCAGTGCAATCTTAGCAACGTCATCCCAGAGCTTCCTCCACGATTCCTTGAAGGAACTACCCTTCTTGATGATATCGAAGAACATGTCATCAATGTCATTCTCAATGGTGCTCCAAAGGTTCTTCGTGACCTCCTCGTCCTTCTCAGTAATCTCACGGATTTTTGCTTCGGTATCTTCGACATCTTTCTGCAGCTTCTGGAAGTCTTCACTGCCATGCTTAGACAATTGGTCAATGTTTTCCTGTATATCTTTGACCTTTGCCTTGAGTTCTGCAATCTTATCCTTGGCTTCATCCGTGTTGTCGCCCTTATATTGAGCAAGACCCTTCTCTACGAGTTCACCCTTATCGTTATACTTACCGTTCTGGAAGTCATCAAGAGACTCGTAGTATTCCTCAAGCTGTTCTTGGTCGCGTCTACGAGCACCTTTAAGGCTCTCCTTTTGTCTCTTGAGCCTCTCTTTGTAGATGTCAATCTGAGACTGATAGAGTTCGTGGTTATCCAGATACTTTTCCTCGTCAGTCTTATTGGAGGTTGTACGGTTGTACCATTCTTCAAGGCGTTTCAAACGGTACTCCTCGTCTTGCTCTGGCTTCATATAGCCATCACGAATCTTTTTTGCCACACGCAGCTCAACGAGTTTACCATTCGCATTACTGAGCTGCTCACGAACTTTAAAGAGATTCTCGACGAGTTTCTTGAACTCACCATTCTTATCTGCCAACTCAGCGAGCTTGCTCAGTTCGTCGTGTGGCATATCAAAGACGTTCTTACCATTGAGCTTATTCTTGACTTCTATGTGGTTGTTTACGTATTCCTCAATACCATCTACAATATCATCGTAGGTATCCATCCATCCCTTACGGTTTTTCTCCATAGCTTCATAGTATGCCTTTTCGTTTGCATCGCTTGCACGGAGCAATTCGTAGGTGTTGCCATGAATCTTCATCTGATATTCAATGTTCTTCTTCTGAGCTTCGTAGAGTTTCTGCTGGCGCTCTTGGTCATAGATGGTTTCTGCAATCTGGTCTCTTGTGAAGTCTGCAAGGGTACTCTTACGACCATTCCAGAAAGACGGTTTCTTTGGAGTTGCATAGCCACCTATAGTCTGTCCGTTGGTCAGTTTTGACATATCAATATAACCAGCATAGGTATATCCATTCCCGCTATAGTAGCCATTGAGGTCAGTGTGGTGTTTGAGTCCATGCGTATCCGAAGAAACCCAACCGCCCTGACCATCGGAAATACCGATGTGCATCCAAGGGTTGCCATCTGGCTCTCCTTCACGACTCCATACGACCAGTGAGCCTTTAGGCGCTGTCTGTCCAAGGGAAGAATCAATCCATGCTCCTCTTGACTGAGCACTGTCTACCCAATTTTTAACCAATGGACTATCAATGCCAGTGTTAGCACCAATGCCACGAGTTACATAGGAAACAAAGGCTGCACACGTATTTGCGCCAAGGGCTTCTCCCTTGCGTTCTGCTGACTCCTTAAGTGCTTCATCATATACAGCATCACCAATAGGCGCAGCGGACGAACTAGAGGTTTGATTATTACTACCACCAACAAGTCCCTCACTGTTGATTCCATTGAGGTCAGACTGGTATGCTTCTGCGTCACCTGTGAAGTAGCCACCGGAATACATGCCATAGACAAGCTCACCTATGTTGTTCGGTGCTGATTTGAACATACCATCAAGCGTTGCGGCGAACTGTTGGGAGAAGAGCTTATCATTTATCATGTCAACTCCTGCACCGTCACCAATGCCAGCGAAGTTGTGATTTGCTACGGATGTAGGGTCTTTACCTCTACCAGACTCGTGCATCATGATAAGCCAATACCACCGAGGGTCTTTTACAACCTTTGCTTCGCTTGCGGTCATGACGGCAACATCCCAGAGATGCGCCTCATCTGCATCACTACCAACGTAGGATTCGCTACCTGTAGAAGTACCGCCACTATAGCCACCAAGGTCATAAAGTCCACCAGGCGCCTCATTCGGGTCGTTGAACTTCTGGTCATTCTTATTGTAATCATAGTGATTACGGAGGAACAATGCTTTATCGTTTAACCATGTTCTCCATTCTTGTTCTGTAATGCCCGGTGTAAGGTGTCCCAATGCTTCTGGTACAGAGAGTCCCTGAGCAAGGTACGGTGCCATCTTCTCATAAAACAAACGTCCAGATTCCCATGTATTGCGTCCACCAGTACCAAATGGGTCAGACACACCGTCGAACTCAAGAGTGTTAATGCCAGTCAATTTCGTGACAATAGCGGACAATGTAGCAATATCAAGACCATTCCTTGTGTCGAACTTGGCTTCAAACTTCTTGGACAGCTCTGCAAACATCTGTGATGTCGTATCGCCATACTGCCAATCCTCTTTTGGGTCTTTCTGCTTGCGTCCAGTCTTGCTATGCTTTGAATGTCCTCCACTTGGCGTTGGGTTGTACTCGTCGCCACCAGCACCTTCACCATAACCCCATTTTTGCAGTAAATCATTCGGGTCAATGGGATTGCCCGGATTAGTTAAAGTTGAACCGCCAAGGTTTTCAAATGCTTTCTTAGCATCATTATATTTGTCCATAATGGCTTTTCCACTTTCGGCAAACTCAGCATTATATCTATGATTATACAGTTTCTTATTAACTTTTTCCTTTTGCGCTTGCGCTGCTTCAATCTGGTCTGAAATATCGTTATAGTCTTGCGAGTCCATTTCATTCCAGTTATAGTCTGGGTCGCTCGCTAATTCGGAAAGTTTCTTCTTCTTTTCTTCTAATTCTTCTAGCCTAGAATCCAATGCTGCTGACCGATGTTCGTCGAACTTAGCTATGACTGCCCATGCAATACCAGCAGCGGTTGTATAGTCAGATAGTGCTTTTATCCTATCGCTAATGCCAAGACAAAATTCGTGAGTTTCCTCTTTCCAGTTCTGCATATTTTCTGTGGCAACCTGATAGTTTTTGACTGCTTCTTCTTGTTTTGCAGCAATGAATTGTGCTAGTGCCTTCTTCTTGTCATCTGTTGCTTTCCTATAGTCGTCCCGTACCTTCTTTGTAGAGTCATCTGTCCAGTTATCTGCCTGCATTTGTTGTACAGCAGACCATCCAACAACTTTTGCCATCTGGTTCTCTGTCTCGATACGGTCTTCGAGCAACTTCTTCTTCTTTTCATCGCTGGTTGTGGAACTCTCAATCTCATCCGTGAGTTTCTTATGAGCAGTAAACAGTGCATCAAGGAAGTCCTCTTGCTGTGAATACATCTCAATCTCTTGGCGTTTTACCGCAAGATTATCCTCTAGGGTTTCGCTCTGTTTCTGTATAGCGTCTGTTTCGCTATTAGTGCTATCAACAAGATATGAGATACCTTCAATGACCGTTGTTACAATCAGTACAGGGAGAATCTTCTTAAATGCCGCACCAACAGCTTCAACAGCAACACGTAGTGTAGCCATCGAAGCGGCACCTTCAACCCCCGTTGCAATCAGGCCTGCTTTCGTTGCAGCTAACGATGTGCGAACCATTCTCATGACTTTGTTTACGGTGTACATAATACCAGCGAATTTTGCCATACTGCCAATGGCACTATATGTAGATGCACTTACCGAAGACAGGAATTTAGCAAAATGGTCTAATTCCGTAACACATTCCTTGAGCCATTCAGTAAGGCCACTATTGTCACCTTGCGCGACCATGCCAGTCAAGTCAGCCTTGAGTTTGTTAATGCGACGAGATAAGGAATCCATCTGATTCTTTACCTGATTGTCTGTGAATCCCATTGAGTTGACAGCGAGTCCCCAGTTCTTAATGATTTCCTTATAATTACTGAACATGGCTGCTGCTTTTGCCCATTGAAACTTCAATTTGTTACTCATAAAAAATAAGCCATAGAATTAACTATGACTTATTATTACGGGTACGGTCATTTCTGCCGTACTCTCACGTTTTATTTTATGACTATATCGTGAGTTCGGACTATACGTTCATCCCTCGACTTTACGTTAGGGCGGCTATTTGTAGTCTCTACGGTTCCCTATATAGGTTTTACCACGGTCTTGTCCTGTCATTAGGAGTTTAACCGTTATTAAAGCATACTAATAATATATTTCTATATTATGCGGCAAGTTTAGGTCTACCGCCACTCATTTGAATCCAGAGGTCTTTTAGGTCTTTGTTTGTCCCTTGGGCAGCAACAGCAACATCCATTAAGACAGCCTGTGCAGAGCGTACTCTTTTTGTGCCATTGACAACCTCTGTCGTTGCAATGCCAAGTTTATTGAGTTCCTTTACGGCCTTATCACTGTTGAACGATGCGAGCATGGTTTTGAGCATATTACCAATTTCCGCACCACTCAATGCCGTTGCACGAGTACCCTGAGCAATGAGTGCATTAAGGAACTCAAAGGAGATTCCTGCCTGCTTTGCGACTGAACCAGAGCGTTCTACGCCAGCTGCAAGGTCTTGGGCAGAGACACCTGCATTGTGGGACAGCTTGGTATATACATCGACAATCTTATTGGAATATGCCAATGCTTCTGCGCTGTTCTTTGCAACCATGCCATACTGGAACATAGCGGCCTCAACAGCCTTCGTTGACTCTGCCATAGAGAAGTTATCGGCAACAGCCAGTTTTGCAGATTGAGAAACCAATGTATTGACAGTTGCCTGATCCTTGTACATACGTCCCCAAAGTCTTGCAGATTCCATGACATCCTTTACAGACTCACCGTATGCACTTGCTGTATTGATAAGTGCTCTCTGTTCATTCTGATATTTCTCAATAGCTTCTGACGATTTACCCTCAAGCTGTGGCATAACTGTTGCCAAGTTATGCATTTCTTCGTCGAGTTGGACGAGGGAGTTAAATGTTTCCGTTGGAACTGCAAAGGCCGCACCAAGTAATGAACCTGCGGTAATCCAATACAGATGACTGCGCAATTTCTGTTCAAATGACGCAAATTTTTTTGAGGTTTTCTCAATGCTTATTCCAGTGCCGTTAATGGATTTCTGGAAAGACTCGTATTCTTTTCGTACAGACGCAAGACTAGCTTTAACGTTATCCAACGCAATCTTATTGGCTTCGGTTGGATCGCTTCTCCAGAGTGCATAGACTTTCTGTTGTGTTTCTTCAAGTCTACGGAGTTCCCTCGTGTACGATTGGATGCCCTCCGCCCATTTCGTTGTTGGGTCAGATGGTGCATTTGTTGAAGCAGGGTTTTTTACTGTTGTATTTGCAACTCGCTGATATGCTTCTTGTTCTGCCCGTACTTTTGCAATGGTAGTAGCGAGCTTATCAAGGTTTTGCCTTGCTTCCTGTGAGCCATCGTGTCTCCAGATAATATACATTTGTTCTTGTAATGCCATTAACCGTGATAACTCCTGAGAATATGTCCTAAGTCCAGTTGACCATGCTTCAAGATTCTTCTGCATGACAGCCTTGTTTTGTTCTTCGGAATTATTGAATGAACTGAACGGAGACGTAAATGTCTTTGTTCCACCGAGTTTCTGGTATTCAGCAAGGAGTTGATTGAACTGCTTCGTTGACAATTCAAAGTCAGCTCTCTTGACCTGCTGTCCACGCTCCATGGCAAGCGTCTGTCTATCAATGATTCTCTCGATTTGTGTCTCAAGTTCTGCACGACGTTTTAACTCATCAATAGCAGCCGCAGTGTTGTTCTTGTAGGTAGCATAGTTCTCGCCACGGTAAATATTATCACGAACAATGCCATACTCTTTGAGTTTTGCAATGACCTCATCTAATGCATTTCTACGGTTATACCATGTAGATTCTGGGACGAGCTTGTTGTCACCCTTGGCAATCGAAAGAGTACGTGTTAACTGCTCGTACTTCTTGAGTAATTTATCAATGGCTTCATTGTCTTTAATAGCAGCTTCTTGAACCTTTGTCATATCCTGAACAAGGTTATTGAAAGAGCCTGCCTTGATATTTTTCAGAGTATCTTCCAGAGTCTTTTCAAGGGAACGTAAGGACTGCTCTGTTTGCTCCACACCATTGACCTTGATGGATGCACCCTTGTTCAGTAATTCAATGCCACGCTTTACCTCACGCAAGTCCTCACTAATCGTGTGAAGATTCGACTTGAAGTTGTCATTGACACCAACGTTTACATTGGAATTATTCAGCTTATCAACGAAATTCTTTGCACTTTCGAGGGATTTCTTGACACCCTCGATTTTGTCTGTGCCATTGGCAATGATATTGATTTCATATACCAACTGTTGTTTGTCTGCCATTATATCCCTCCCTAGATAATAAAAAATAGGGATACCATGTTTCCATGATACCCCCTTGTAAAATCAATTATTTTATTTCTCTGCCACAATATCGGCAAACCTTGGCTTCTTTCTTGATGTACTCTGCACAATATGGACACTTCTTCATGTCAAACTTGCTTGGTTTACGGTCCTTAGCAAGGACACAAATTAATGCAATAAAGAAAAAGAAAAACCCGAAAGCTCGCCATAGGCCCAAGTCTGTGAAGTTCTTTCGCTTGGCAATGTCAACAACGATGCTGGACAAGAGCCAGTATCCAAGGAAAAGAATCCCCAGGGATACTAAGAAACCCCAAAGGTTGAAAAAGTTCGAGTGAGGTCTAGTAAGTGACTCGTTGTAAAGCTCAAGGATAAACAGAACAATAGGCATACCGACAATGAATCTCAATACATTTTTCATTTTCATCACCCCTTGATTTTATTTTACCACATTTCTAATCATTTTGGCTCAATTATTTGCCAAGGAGTGCGCGGATAGCATCATCGCCCTCTAATTGTTCTGTTGTGCCGCCACCTTCGTATTGCTTGCGAAGGGACTCGCTATTCTCATTGATGCCCTCAAGTAAATCTTCCATTTCGTTTATCCGAAGATTTTCAATGTCATGAATATTGAGACTCGTGTTCTGTACAAGACTTGCGATTAGATTTCTCCAATGGGTTTCTTCTCCAGACTTAACGGACTGTTTTTTTTAAATTGAGAAACACGAAGATATACCATAATGATATTCCTTGCCACTTCAATGTCGAGCCATTCTTCAATCTGTTCGCGAGTTTCACGATGGTCTAATGCCATCTCAATCATTTCCATGAGGTCATCATAGAATCCGTTATCATAATTGATATTGCCCTCTGCGTCCATGTCTACCTCTCCATCCTTGTCGATAACAGGAGCAAGCATGTACAGACCAAAGGAATCAGGACTATAGTGCTGTGTAAAGTTCATAATCGTATGCAAATCCTTGAAGCGAGCACTGTACACCTTGTGTTTCTTACCATAGCGATCACGGACAATCTCATAGAGTCCAATGACATTATCGTCTTTTTTCTCGTCGTTCATAAACTGTTCCTCCTTAGTGTTTAATGGTTTAAGCAAAGAGCTGACCGTAGTCAGCCCCAAAATTAAGCCATTAAATCAAATTAGGCTGCAAGCGGTGTCACCGTTACAACAGCAAAGTCATCATGACCATCGCCCGGGTCAAGAATCTTGATCTTGAGCGACGGCGTAGTTGCCTTATCGCGTTCCGTCTCAATCTTGAGTTCGCCATCGGCACGGACACGACGAGCATAAATATCAACCTGATACTTGTTGCCCTCGGAATCCTCCGTGGTGAACATCCAGTTAAACGTTGCGACCTCCGGCATTGCGTTCTTGAGCATCTCAGCACGAACACTGTTGGCATCCGTTGCCTTGAACCATACAGCATACTCGCCCTCAACAGCGGCTTCACCGAACGTTACAGCACCAACATCCGTGACCGTGACATTCTTAGATGCATCGTTGCCATCCGGGCCAATGACTGCAATGACCTCGACACCCGTCAGGGATGCACCCTCGATAAGTGTCTTGGATTCCTTCGTGAGAAGGACACGATAGTTGCGCTTGCCGCCCGTCGTAATCTTCGTTGTCTGTGCAACCTGAACCTGAGAGAGCTTGAACTCTGCGTTCGTAATCTCCACGTTACCTTCCTTCTTGGAAATGTACGTATAGAGCGGGAACAGACCGTCACCACCATAGACATCCTCTGTCGTAGCCGTGATGTCCATCTTCATGCTCTGCGAAGTAGTCATCTCAGCAATCTTACCCGTGACACTTTTCAGTACACCTGCACCAATACCATGCAGGAGCAGTCCCTTATTCAAAAGGTCTTTAGCTGCCATTTACACATCATCCTTTCTTATGTGAAAATCAATGGAGTAAACTCCAGTCTGTATTTGTATACATTGGTAATCCCTGAACTTCTTTGTCCTTCTGCACGGATACGCTCATCGAAATGTTCATGGATGATTTCCGTGATACGTTTACGAATTGGCTCTACGTCATCCCGATAGGATGTATAGATGTCAATACGAAGAAGTCCAAGGTTCAAATAGTCGTTCACTGTAGAAGTTGCGTCTGCAAAATAAAACGTAATAAACGGTAGATTTTCTACAGAAAATAACTCTGGTGCAACATCGTCTTGTCGATAGTGTTTAGAATACGAAGATTCATCATTCACATCGACATTCAGTGCTTGAACCAGAATTTCATCATTCGTAAATAGATTCCAAAGCTCATTACCGTATTCAAAGGCGTTCATTTCTCATGCACCACCTTTGCAATGGATTCCTTTACAGTCGCCCCAAACGAACTCAATAAGTCCTGTTTGAACTGTTCGTTGTATGCGGTGTTTCCAGTAAGAGTTTCCTGTATTGTATGTTTTGGCTCATGAGCATCCACGGCAAGGTTTCCGAAGGTGCTCTTGCTTTCCAGTCTGAGTCCATGCGGCATACCAATGCCAGAACCTCGATGATTGTTTCCATCTAAGTCCTGATAGAAGTGACCACTTGGTCTTGTACGGATTGCATATTTGAAATCACCAGTTTCATTCAGTCGTTCTTTATTGAATACCGAAGAACTTGTGTATTGTGATAAAAACGGATTGCTTCGGTCAAGTTTCGAGCCAGAACCATACTCATTCATCCACATTTTCTGTCCACTAGCAGTAAATCGTCCAGTAATTTCATTGGGACTGTCATCTACAATTTCAAATTTGATTTCTGCTTCGCCATCAATGGTCGATTTTCCCCATTCCCGTTCAATATCTGCCATATTCTTCTTTGCCCATGTCTCCACGGACTTTGCAAGATTACTCATTGTCTCGTATCCTCTGATAACTGTAGTTCATACAGTCCGACATACTTTGCCGTATCAATATTGTCAACTTGATAATCCCGTTCACCAAAAGAGACACGATCAAGCAATTTTATAGGCACAGAATTGTGAATGATAATTTTCTTTACGGTCTTTGGAAGAAGTCCTGCGTCATACGTGTGCATTGCTGCCGACACATCTTGGTAATACGTTGGGCAATCCGACGCAACGGTCTTTTCCTCTGTCCCAACCTTTTTATGGTTTACATATTTGTCCGCCAATGTACGAATCGTAATATACGCATTGACTCGTTTCCCTTGCATCTGTACACAGTCTGAACTCTGTTGTTTCGAGATAATAAAGTATTGCTCACCATTCTGACGCTTGAGAATGTCACCGCCAACGAATTGAGTTCCAAGGTCTACAAGCATTACTCTACCATCTGCAATCGTCCGTGGACTCATTGTTTTACCTCTACGCAATACCAGTGCTTGTTCCGTTATCCCTTTTTCCGATGTCAATGGTTCCATTCGGTCAGTATAGTAAGCTAATACATTCATTGAATCTCTACACCTCGCAATATATCCTCAATCTCAGGAGAAAAGACACCGCTATCACTGAGTGTTACTTTAACATCATAGTCATCACGGCTTTTCCATCTCAAAGTGCCACCCATCTGCTTGATATTACAAGCAAGGATTCCACAGGCTCTCTTGACAGACTCAGGAATTTCACTATATCCGCTTGTATATGTCACCTTGATAGCCTTTGGAGGTTTACGGAACATAAACGACTGAGGAAATTCAAAGGTGAAATACAAGGATTCATCATCGTCAAAGTCAAGTGTGCTTGCATCGAGTGTTAATACATCATTACCAAAGCAACTATGTGTCTTTGCTGTGATTTTTTCAATGGAAACACGAGGGAAGTGTTTGAGTTTCCCACGAAACTCATGGTCTACACGGTTATGCTTTAATTCGACACGTTCCGTATGCTCCATTGGAAAAAACGAACGTCCCTTGTACGCATCAATGAGTGTTGTAGCCGCTTCAATGTGTTCAATCTTAACGCCACTGATAAGCCCACAGTATGCAGGAATTTCATCCTCAGTCAAGTATGTGTTCATTTCAAAAACCCACTCTTTTCAAGGACTTCTTTCAGTTTTGCACTGACTTTGACCTTGCCATCAACAATAGGAATAAACTGAGTGCCAACCAGGATAGAACCATTCGCTTTCATATCATCTTTTACTTCAAGTTCGCTGTTTCTGATCACTGTTTCTTCCGTGGCTGCTTTCTTTGCTACTCTTGGCATTTAACTACCTCCTTCTAAAAGCCGCTTATTTGTTTATTTGTTGGGTAATACCATGCGACTGTTTTACTCAGTTATATCAGTTCTTCACCGTTTTCGTGAGGATGAAGTGCATACCCGTGTCAACACCATGAACAATGTAGTTGGCGAAGTCAAGTACGAACTTATCCGTGAGGAGACGGTCATTTGCAAGCGGCGTGTCAGGGTTTGCAATCTCATAGACCTTCGGGCCATCATTGAAGAGCCATACGCGGTCAATCATTGCAGTGTTAAGAGCAACAATCTGATGTACAGTCGTGCCCGCTTCGGAGTTGACCGTCGGCTTGATGAACGGCGTAAGGACAATCGGGAGCTTGCCCATCGGCGTGAAGAAGGCAGGAACCTTGACGCCCGGAACAATTTCCGTCGTGATGTCACGCTGGTACAGGGAACGCTCTGCTTCCTCCTTGATGAGGATGTCATACGTTGCAGGGTTCATTGCAATGACATTCGGATAGCCCGTGTAGTCAAGGCGAGCCATGAGGTTTGCAATCTTCGTGTTGAGTGCATCGGCAATCTTCGTGCCATCCGCAATAGCCGTGACATTGTCATTGTTCTCAGAAATCTGAGCGATAACACCGTAGTACGTGAACGCATCCGTTGCATCAAACTTCGTTGCGCCATTCCAGAAGTCGTTGCACGTAGTCTTCGTAAAGTCAACGAACATGTCGTTGTAGTCCTTCTCGGTCAGATTCTCGAACGTACCGTAGTTGTTCTCCATGTTGCGCGTGAAGAAGTCATAGCGGATACCCGTAGCATAGCAACGAGCAAATGCCGTCTTCCAGTTATCGCGCTTGTACTCCGTGGAGAGCGTCTTCGGACGATAAGACGGAGCATCTGCCGTGCCAAAGCCAACCTTCGGGTCAACAGCCTTGGTATTTGCAGGGAGACCCTTCTGCTCATTCCATACATGCGGATAGCCAGATGCACGGACACTGTTAACCTTGACGGCGAGAGCAAAGTCACGCTTCAGATAGTCATGGAGAACTTTGTCGTAGTCCCCAACGACCAGCATATGGTCTTCATTGTAAACACTAATCGGGTTCGATGCAGCCTTAATCGGCTGACCTTTGTCTGTAGTTGCGATAGACGCACTATAAAGTACACCATTACTCATTATTCACATCATCCTTTCCAATAAAAAAAGACCATTGCAAATGCAACAGTCTTATCTGTTAATCTAAATTACTTGCCGTAACGAACTTTCGTGATTTCACGGAGCTTTTCAGCGAGAGACATATCAGAAGCATTGATTTCTGCAATCTTTTCTTCCTTCGTCTCCTCCTTGTTTGCTTCAAACGGATTCGGTGCAATCTCCTGCGTCTCAGGAGCAGGAACTTCCTTAGAAGCCTCAATCTTATCCTTTGCTTTCTCTACGTCTGCCTTAATCTCCTCAATGGATGCCTTGACAGACTTCTCAACCTCATCCTTGACATCACCGACAGAAGCCTTGATTTCATCGATCTTCTTCTCATAGTCACTCAGTCTCTCATCAAGACCTGCCATAATGCTATCAATAATCTCTTTCTTTTCCTGTTCATTCATTTTCTTATCACTCCTATTCTTTTTCTCCATGCTTGCTGCAAGGGTTTCAATGAATGTATCGCTGAATGCTGCACAGTTCTTCCAAAGGATTGCACATCCTGCACCCTGGAACTCATCCATGAAAATCGTACTATCATCTTCATGTGTATTTGTTGGATACCACTCAGCACTAAAACCAAGCGAATCTGCACCATTTACAATCATGAATGCTTCCTCTGGGAACTTGTCTTTCCAAATGACCATTTCTGCCATCAGGTTGTCATCTTTTGCTTCAACACTACGGATATAACCAATGTTTGTTTCGCCATGTCCTGTAAATAAGTCAGTGCCATCTGCAAAGAAGCCCTCTGGATACGTGCAATTCAGCGGCATACCAACAAACGAATCCGCACATTTCTTAATGGATTCCGACGTAAACACTACGAGCTTTCCATCTGAACCACATGGTGCACCCGTCGATGCCTTGTCAATCTTTGCAATACATCCCTTAATAACCATCTTACCGAGTTCCGAGGACATTGTGATGTTTGTCATGGAACTCCTCATCAATTCTTTCTTGTTCAACCACTATCACCGTCCTTACTTGAACCAGTATCATCTTTTGAATTATCTTTCAAGTCACCAACACCATTGAATCCTCCGCTAATGCCAAGGTCAACATTGATATTCGCTGTCTTTTCAACGTGCGTCATATTGGCGTACTTAGAAGTGCTTTCTTCATATCCAGACAGAGCACGGAACTCATTCTCTGTAATAAGGTCAGCCTTATATTCATTAACAAGACGTGTACTCTTTGCTGTCTTTTGGTTCTCACTGTCCTCATGGATAAAACGGAAACGCAATACACCACCAAGTCCCATCTTTGCAATGACATAGTTGTTATACAAATCTTCAAGGAGATAAGCGTATGGTTTAATCGCGCCCTCTGTCATGGAATTATCACGATCATCTTCTGTGCTTCTATCGTTCTGAATCGTGATGCCAAGTTCTTCTGGCGGAATACTGAACGACATGGCAATAATCTTCGTGAGCCTGTCAATCCAATCAATACCAAGGTTATCCTTGTTGATACTACGAATCTGACGAGAGTCAATCTCTGTGCTGCCAACAATCGGGATATGGCCAGTTCCTTCAATCTCATTGTTCATGTAATCGCGGAACTTATCAATTTCCTCTGGCTTTGCATTGCGAAGTCCAATGAGGAACGATGACGTTGTATTCGTTGCAATGTCATTGGCTCTTGCACATGCTTCAATGTAATCACTGATATACTTATACGCATATCGTACAGGGGAACAGCCATAGTGTGTATCCGTGAAGTTCTGTCGTGTTCCGTAGAAGATATTGTCTGCCGTGAACTTCTTTACGCCATCTCCCTGATTCTGTACATAGCGGAATCCATGCGGATTTGTGTAATCCCAAGGTTCAAGCAGCTTAATCGTTCCCGCATCAACAGGGTAAAGATATACTGGATGATTCCCATCAGATGACTTGACAGATTCAACGACCATCGCATCCAATACCAGTGCATCATCCATGATTCTCTTTATAAAACTGCGTCGACTATCAATGACATTCGGGTGTTCTATCACATTCTGAATCACAGCAATCTCTTTGGTGTATTTCCTACGCCCAGGAGCAATGACATCAATGGTATACGGCATAGATGACACGGCATCACTGATGATATTCATGGCTTTCCGTACAACAGGTTCACGAGAAAGATTACGAAGCCTACGTTTATCAGGAGGTGGAAGGATTGTCTTTCTTGTCTTGTTCCCGTTTGGGATATTCATACCATAACGGTCAGTCCAAAGAAGTTTCATGGCAGGAATCTTGGACGCTAGGAATTTCTGTAGTTTATTCGTTGGTCTCACCTCCTAACTTCTTTAATTCTTCACCGAGTTTTTTCATGGTAAATCTTGAACCATTATTATGCGTTGTATTGCCGCCAAAGCTACCAAATGAGAACTTGGCAACGGATGACTCAAGCATAGGCTGTAGTGCCATATGCAATGCATCAGGGCAATCATCGTGTGTTCTAGGATACATACGAAGCTGATATAGTAACAACGTTTGGTCTTTTTTGAATTTGATATGACCTTGACGAATATGCGGTGAAAGACTCTCGATTCTCGTTGCCTTTCTGTCTTTACCCATGTGCATGACATCAATCCATTCCAGGTAAATGCCAGAGTCTATCAGGTCTTTCTGTAACGTCGTTGAGAAGAACGCCTGAAACTGATTGGTTTCACATACGATTTTCGGACGATACTTATAGTATTGAGCAATGATATTCTTTGCATCCTCTATGAGCTTGTCGCCGCTTCTCTTTTTCGCGTCACACTCAAGGACATAGAAGTAATTGTCCATGCCACGAGCAAGTACAAGGATAACAGAGTAATCCGCACTGCGTTTCGTACTGATTGCAGGATCCAATGCAATGTTGATTTCCTTGATGTCAGGTGGTTTATCATAGAAGTTATTCTCTAACCATTCTGTCTTGAAAATACGAAGGTTCTCAGTCATTGGATCGTTCTGATATTCGCTCGCAAACGACTCCTCAGATTCCAGTCGTTTTTCCATAAGATACAGGTATTGGTCTTTCCGTTGGTCAGGCCATAGTACCTTTGTGTCTTTCAACATTTCTTCCTTATGGTCATAGTAGAACTGCTTGGCATCTCGATAAGAGTTATCGCCACGGGACAAGTCTGTCATAATGTTTTCCCATGTTGCCCAAAGCTCACTCGGTGAAAATTCAATGACTGCTTGGAATCTCTTGCGCTCCCACGATGCGAACCTTGCTTCTGTCAATAAACGCCACAGGACAGAGTTATAACTCAACACTGTTCCGATAAAGATTGCATCGCCATCAACAGAAAGCATTGGAATGACATCTGCTGTTAGCCAGTGCTCTAATGCATCAACCTGCGCTGGGCTATCGACTTCTTCCTGGGACTCCATATCATCAAGGAGTGCCAGGTCAGGACGAGTGCCGCCAAACTGAAGGCCACGGAGCTGTGCATTTGCACCCTTACAGATGATATAGACGCCAGTACGGAGCAATATCTCCTGTGAGTTCCACAGGGAGTCATTCTTAATCATGCCAAAGTCACGTTTAATCAAAGGGTTAAATTCAATCGCATCACGGATATTCAAGATGAACTGTTTCGCAACAATGGCTGTCGCAGAGATGATGACAATGAATTTTTTGTAGTTATATAACGCACACCAAAGGACAAATGCAAAAGAAGTCAATGTTGACTTTGCATGTCCACGAGGAGACGAAACACAGACCTTATTTTGTTCATCTCGATGATTGAAGATAATATCTTCGTATTTATGAATGAGCCATTTATGAAAGGCTTCACTCCATGGGGAACTAAAGTAATCACTCAGGTAATATTCACAGAAGAACTGAAAATCATGTGCTGCTCTATCCTTTGGTGATTCTTTTTCCCCTTTACGTCTAAGGGAATTGCCAAAGATTTCCTTCATGATGTCATTCTTAGGCAATCTCTAGCACCTCCCTTATAATTTGTATTTATTGATATGTCTTTTAATTGCAGAGTATCTTGTATCTGTGTAGAAATCCTGTGCTCTATACCATTCTTCCCAGTCATGCCGTAGTTTACTATGGTTACAATCAGAGCAGCTAGGGACGATATTTTGAATCCTATCAACAAGCTCTGGATGTTCTTTGCTGAGAATGGTTTGAGGAATGAGATGTTCTGGGAGCAACGGCTTTTCCTTGCCGCAATATGCACACTTTCCATGAAATTCCTTGACGATCTTATCCCACTCTACGGTATTACTATCAAATCCGCCTAGATGAACCCAGGAACCTCTTTCGCTCCTGATAATGGTATGTGACTGAACACCAAGGATAAATTCCTTGATTTTCTTCATTGGGATGTTTTGTAAAATCCAATCACGGACTGTAATGTTGATTCGACTGCTGTATGGAATGGCGACGCCAATCCAATTACCAATGGAATCATAGAATCCTCTCGGTGTATCGTCTCCAGTTACATCCTTGTAGATTGATTTGAGGTTATCAAGCTGATACCTTGGATTAACCCATGGACGAATCACACCAGCTTCATTGAGGTCATGACGAAGTGCCGTGAATTCCTTATCGATACAGGTAATGGATTTTGCTATGTCGTAGCGGTGAAGGACACGTAAGCACTCATTGGACTTATTGCGTATACTTGTCATCATCAGGACAAATCCATCACGAGAGACAAGATATGAGGTTCGTTTTTTACCCTGTGTATCCTTGTAACAAGACTCAATTGAGTCCATCGTGTATTTACGTACTTTTTCAAGGATGTCTTTATGACGAAGATGCAAATCCCATGCTAACACACGGCTATCCATGTAAATATTGCCATGAACGATTACCGTGTCTTGTACTGCATAATTTCCTTCTTCGCCCATTTCTTATCCTCTCTGTTTTTCACTGTACGTCTAACGTCCTTTCCTTTCTTCACATGGTTCAGACGCCTGTTCTTTTCTTCCATCGACATTGTGTTCACTCCTTAGACATTTGATGGTGCAACTTCACGTAATGCTTCGCAGAGAATCGGGTCTTGTCGAAGCATATCTTTTAGTTCTTCATACTGATCTGGTGTAATCCATACGGATACCTTTGCCATTACCGTGCCAATAATACGAGATACCGTCTCATATTTGTACACCTTCTCTTGCATATCACCAATGGCTGCTGTGAGAGTTTGACGGCGCAGCGTGAGTTTATCCAATGAGTTAATCATGGTACTCAAGTCTTTGACATTGACAGAACCTTTGCCAACCTGTTTGTTCATTTCATCAAGCTGTACAGAGATAATATCAAGAGCCGTATTGATGTCATGGAGAGATTTACAGTTCTCTCGATAGACATTTACAGCTTCGTCCGTGGATTCCTCGGAAACGTCACCGCCAAGACCATGGTCTCTACAGTAGCGTGCAATAGAATTGTGTGAAATCTTGTAGTTGTTCGGGATGAGTCCGGGTGTGTTATTGATGTAATCCGTCAACTCACGGTAACTCATGCCCTGCATACGCTTTTCATGGACAATGTTGGTCAGATTGTACTGTTCGACCAATGTCATGCCCGCAGCTTCAAAATGAGGATGATCTGCTCTGTTGATTCTTGGTGGCGGTGGCGTTGGATGCTTGTTTGACATAAAATTTCCCCCTTGTTTTTCCAATAGGTCTAACTATATAGGCCAACGGAACGACAAGGGAAATACGCTAAGTTCTTTGGCTATATTTAGGAATTATTGGATTTACGAGCCTTACTAAGATTCTTTTTTACAGCAATCCTATGTGCATCGCTATTGGAAAACTTACCTGTCATCCTTCGTTTCCTAAATGACAGCAATCCTTTGTCAAATTCATAGTATGCCGCAATAGGCTTTCCGTTCACGTAATCCTGCTTAACTCTTTTGTGAATTTTGTCTAGCTTCGTCATCACTGTGGAGTCCGTTGTATAGACATGGCAAACCGTGCCATTGCGGTCAAACTGAATTACCGTCTCCTGTTCATCCGTTGGAACTCTGTAGTCATCCATATATTGATACCTTTCTATATGTTATTCTAAAAAAATGGAGCTGCTGAGAGGGCTTGAACCTCC